AATTCACATGTTACCAAATCAACATCACTATTAATAATTAATTCGTGGAATCTTAGTGCAGTTTGTCGTTTAGCGTCTGTGCCCATGCCTCCTACAACTGTGCTGTTTTCTACCAATTCAACCATCATCGGCTGACCTGTAGCACTTTGAGTACCTGTTGTAGATGTTATAGTTTGTGCATCTGTATCTTCTTTAACAGTATGCTCTGAAATTCCGCCAGTTTGTCTATCTATGTTATTTTGACCTGTATCTGCTTGAGTTGCTTGAAAAAATACTGCGTTTAGTTTAATGTCAAATCTTTTTACTTCTTCGTTTTGACCTGTATAGATATAATTGTATTCTTTAGCTGCTTTTTCTCTTAGGCTGTTGTACCCTATTGTAGGGTCGTTTGGCTTTTGTAACACACTATGATGTACTTTAAATAAAACTACACGATATTCATATACCATTGCTTTATAGCCGTTTTGACTATTTTGTGTAGGATTTTGTTTAGTAAAACATCTTGTTTCAATTCTAAACCAATCAATCATTCCGTTTTCGTCTGGAACACGTTGATCAACATTTTTTGCCCAATCAGTTGCAAGAATTACTTCTTCAATGATTTTTGTTATTTTTGTACCTGCTGCATACTGAAATACACGTTCATCTGTACTTACAACATTTTTACCTCTTGTAAAAACTTTATTTCGTTGATCATATTGCAACCCACTATTGCCCATTGGAGGTCTACCATCAGCTGTATGACTGCTAATAAAATTACTTCCACCTAAAGCGTTAACGCTGCCTGAGTCTTGCGATATAATTGAGAGGTTTTCTCCCATGCTACTTTTATTCATTACCATTCCAACAACACTACTCAAAAATCCTTCAAAATTTTGAGGTGCTTCTACTCCAAGGAAACCAGTAATACTTTGATATATTGCATTTACATCGCCGCTTTTAAATGCATTTAAAATACCGCTAACACTAGATTGTAATGATCCGTTTAATGCACCATTAATTACTCCACCAACAACTGCACCAACAACTGCACCAAAAAGTCCGCTACCGCCAGAGCTGCCGCCGCTGCTACTAGATCCCGCTGGCTTAGTACTTACAGTAGAACCTGCATCATCTTGGCTATCTAAAAATTTGTCTCTAGTAACTCCACTAGAAATATCTTGAGGGAATGTTATTACAATTTCGTCTGCTTCAGCGTTTTGTCCTTCATTTACACGTTCTTGCAAACGTCCATTCATAATAGTTGTTAAACTGTTTGGACCATTTTGTAACATTTCAACAAGTGTGTTACCAGTAATGCTTATATCTGTTTTTATTTGATCTATTTGATCGGTTAACGCTTGTTCATTCCAAGGCATTGCTTGAACATCATATACTGTTCCAGATTCATTAACAGTAAATTCAATATTTGTAAATTTTATAGGAACAAATCTTCTTAATGGCAACGTTTCGGTTGCTTGTATTGCAACTCCGTTGTCGTCATAGCCTACAAAATCAATTATTAACAAAAAAGGTGCTGCTAGATAGTTTGTATGTCCTGCTTGTGTTGCTGCTATTTTTAAAGTTTGTAAAAATAACCCCATACTATAAGGTTCAGTTACTTGAAACATTATACTAGTAGCGTTTGTTGTTCTTGTTCTACTGTTTGGTGTTACCAATCCTTCAATTTCAACATTATCTATTACATATTCTAGTTTTTTACCTAATTGTTCTTCAAAAAAAGTAGTTACAGCGTTAGTTGCACCGCCGCCGTTACGACAAATAGGAAGCTGCGGAGGATTTTGACGATAAGTCTCATCCGGAAACAGTTCCTCATCATGTGTAAGAACAGCTAATTCAAATATTGTGTTAAAACTAGCATATTGTCTTAACGGGTTTGGTTGTGGTGCCATATTATAATCCTAAAACCTTTTTTAAACTACTGGCCTTTGGCAAATATATTTCAACTCCTGGTCTAAAATCGTATAACGGATCGGATATAACATTCATATTACGCTGAGCAAAGACCCACCAAAGTTTATGAGAACCATATAAGTCAAACGCTAACAAATCAGGCCTGTGGTTGTACTGAGGTTCTATTTTATATAAGATATCGTCGTCCTCTGCAGGCACAGGTCTGATATTTAATATACCCATTTCGCCTGAATCACTGATTTTTGTTTTGTACCAAGGACTAGTTTTAGTATATTGTGCCATTAAATAAATCCTTCATCTCTTAAATTACCTTTAACAAAGTCGTCAAAGCTAAATTCGCTAACTTTTCCTCTGCTGTATATCGGTTGAAGTGTTACGCTTATGGTACTATCAGTAGGAACATAGGTAAATTCTTCTGTGTTTCCTGATTCTCCTAATAAAGGAACTCTAATATAATCAACACCGTTTGATAAATCAACAGTAAAGTTGGTAACAACACAAGGAACATTATTAAAAACAAAGTCACCATATCCATTTAACTTTACCATTGGCGGTGGAGATCCTTTATCACTAGTTTCTCCATAGTGCATTTTGCTTATACTACGCAAATAATGTATCGCTGCAACCCAATATTGGCCATCAGACACACTTTGAACAGGAAACGAGCCCGAAACAGTAATAGGATCTGCTTGAGATTGTTTATAAGTCGGAAATGCATAATTTGTATGCAATAAACTTAACATATTGTAACTTGCACTATGACTTAGTGTTATATTAGGAGTTGTAGGCCATATCATGCTATTGTCTGTATCAACTAACGGCTTTAACAACGGACTAGTCCTAAATGTACTAGAAGCTGGCAAACTTAAACGCACTCTCCAATTTTCAGTTGTATTGTTGTAAGACGATGAACTAAAAGTAGCACTTGTTATCTTTACCGGAGCAGGCTGAGCACCAGGTGGCAACGATCTACGGCGAATCAATGATCCTACTAAATTAGGGTTTTGTGCAAATTCTCCAGTTGACATTGCCATTTTTGTCTTCAATGACGGGTCTTCCGATCCTAATACGCCGTTGTTACTGTATACACTTGTACCCGAGTACACAGACCCTATACTTTCTAGAATTTGTGTGATATATTGAGTGTTGTCTGCCATAGAAATCTCCTTACAGTATTTAGTTGACAAAATTATCTGCGTATATTATAATAAATACAGTATAGGAGTAGCCATGGCTAGAAAAAAAGTAAATTATCTTAATAATAAGGACATGCTCAAAGAAATACACAAAAGTAAAAATTCTTTTTGTAGTTTTGTTTCCAAAGAGTATGCAGATTACAATATCATATTATCAAGTATAGATAAAATAAACCAAACAACCATTCAAGAAGCTAAAGAAAACAAAGCAAAAGCATTGTCAACGGCAGCATATGACGAAGCAAAAGCAGCTGGTAAGCAAGTAAAGCAAGCAAATTTTGCCATTGACCCAGAAAGTTTAAAAACAGAAGAACTTATTTTTAGAATTATGACGTTTGATCATATTCCTGACGAACCTGGACGTAAAAAGAATCCAAAAACAGTGGCAGACCATAAAGTTAAATTAAATTTTCCTCCGTTTCAACACTATAAATTTGACGACGACGGTAATTTAATATGTGTAGGCAAAAGTCACTGGGAAGGTGGCATGGAAAACGGACATTTCAACAAAGATCGCGGAGTTGCAACTAGAACACTTGCAAGTATGTGGTTAATGTTGGTTGATCGTTATGCAAGACGAGGTAATGTTCGTGGTTATACCTACAATGACGAAATGAAAGGTCAAGCAATCTTACAACTTTCACAGATAGGACTACAATTTGATGAATCTAAATCCAATAACCCCTTTGCTTATTATACCGCTGCTGTTACTAATAGCTTTGTGCGTGTTATTAACCTAGAAAAACGCAATCAAAAAATCAGAGACGACATCCTTGAAATGAATGACTTAGATCCTAGCTACACTCGTCAAATGGAAGGCGAATACGAAGCAGGACTAGCAAGATTCATGGAAGATCAAGAAAAGAAGCAAAAAGAATTTGACAATTAAGATTTTTTCTTTTATAATCAAAGTCTAAGTGGAGTATTTCTATTGTTTAAAAAAGCTGCGGTGTTTACCGACATACACTTTGGTATGAAAGGCAATTCACGTGTCCATAATCAGGACTGTGAAGACTTTATTGACTGGTATATTGAGACTGCTAAAGCACACGGATGTGAAACAGGCATCTTTTGTGGTGATTGGCATCATAATCGTAACAGTCTTAACCTTACAACCATGGACGCTACTATTCGTAGCCTAGAAAAACTAGGCGAAGCATTTGAAAAGTTCTATATGTTTAGTGGCAACCATGACTTGTACTACAAAGACAAGCGTGATGTAAGCTCAACAGAGTTTGCAAGACACATTCCTGGTATTACAGTAGTAGATAACATACAGGTTATCGAAGATGTAGCACTGGTTCCGTGGCTTGTAGGTGAAGAATGGAAACGCATGGAGAAGTTGCAAACCAAATATTTGTTTGGGCACTTTGAATTACCTAGTTTCTATATGAACGCATTGGTTAAAATGCCAGATCACGGCGACTTGCGTACTGAACACTTTAAACATCAAGAGTATGTGTTCAGTGGGCACTTCCATAAACGGCAGAAGCAAGGTAAGATTCATTACATTGGTAATGCTTTCCCACACAACTATGCTGATGCTTGGGATGATGACCGTGGTATGATGATATTAGACCGCGAGAACGATGCAGAACCAGAATACATCAACTGGCCACAATGTCCAAAGTATCGTACAGTTAAGCTATCGCAGTTGATTGACGAAAAGGACAGTCTTATCAAGCCTAATATGTACCTGAGAGTAACACTTGACATTGATATTAGCTACGAAGAAGCAAGTTACATCAAAGAAACCTTTATGGAACAGTATGAATGTAGAGAGATTACTCTTATTCCACAGAAGTTAATTGAAGAAATTAGTTCAGAACTTGATATTGCACAATTTGAAAGTGTAGATCAGATTGTAAGCAATGAAATTAGTGCATTAGACACAGATAGCTTTAATAAGAAGCTACTACTAGACATATACAATGAGTTAGCATGATCAAAATAAAAGACTTAACCGTAAAAAACTTTATGAGTGTGGGTAATGTTACCCAAGCAGTTGACTTTAACAGTGAACAACTAACACTTGTGTTAGGTGAAAACCTAGATCAAGGCGGTGATGACACTGGATCACGCAACGGTACTGGTAAAACTACTATTATTAATGCGTTATCCTATGCATTGTTTGGTAATGCACTAACAAATATCAAAAAGAACAACTTGATTAACAAAACTAACAGCAAAGGCATGTTAGTTACACTTAATTTTGACAAAGACGGCAACAGTTACAAGATTGAACGTGGCAGATCACCTAACGTTCTTAAATTTTACATCAATGACCTTGAACAAGTCGAAATGGATGATCAAAGTCAAGGTGATAGCCGCGAAACACAGAAAGAAATTGACACGTTGTTGGGTATGAGCCACGATATGTTCAAACATATTGTTGCACTCAACACTTATACCGAGCCGTTCCTTAGCATGAGAGCAAATGATCAACGTGCTATCATTGAACAGTTGCTTGGTATTACTATTCTTACTGAAAAGGCTGACGGATTAAAAGAAAAGATTCGTCAAACTAAAGATTTAGTCACCGAAGAAACACTAAAAATCAATGCTATTGAAGCAAGTAACAAAAAAATTGAACAAAGTATTGAAACTCTTATTGGTAGACAACGTGCTTGGGAGGCAAAACGCAGAGATGACGTTAAAAAACTTGAATCTGCTATTGAAGAACTAGAAAAACTCAATATCAACGACGAATTAGACAAGCATGACAAACTAATTAACTGGACAGAGCTTAACAATCGTATTACAAGCCTTAATAAAGAAAAAGCAACACTAGAAGCAGCACTAATGCGAGCAACTAAAAGCGTTGACAAGGCTGAAAAAGATATTAAAGAACTAGATACTGCTATTTGTTATACTTGTGGACAAGAACTTCACGCAGATAAAAAAGCAGAAATTGAAACACGTAAACAAAAAGAATTAAGCGATGCACTTGCCTATCAAACAGAAGTTGCTGACAAATTAGAAGCAACTATGAACACATTAAACGAGATTGGAGACATCAACGGACGTCCGAATACGTTTTATGAGACTGCAAAAGAAGCATATGAACATAGAAACAATGTTGATAACTTAAAACGTGCATTAGAAAACAAAAAAGACGAGACAGATCCGTATCAAGAGCAAGTTGATGACCTAAAAACTACTGCATTGCAAGAAATTAGTTGGGATTCTATCAACGAACTCAATAATTTAAAGGATCACCAAGACTTTTTGCTTAAACTGTTAACAAACAAAGACAGTTTCATTCGTAAAAAGATCATTGATCAAAACTTGGCGTATCTAAATAACAGACTTACATACTATCTTGACAGACTTGGACTACCTCATCAAGTACAATTCCAAAACGATTTAAGTGTCGAGATTACACAACTTGGACAAGACCTAGACTTTGATAACTTATCACGTGGTGAACGTAACAGACTCATACTAGGTATGAGCTTTGCATTCCGTGATGTTTGGGAAAGTTTGTACCAAGGTATTAACTTATTGTTTATTGACGAGTTAATTGACTCAGGTATGGACACAGCAGGTGTTGAAAATAGTCTTGCTGTGCTAAAGAAAATGGGCAGAGAACGTAGTAAAAACGTTTTCCTCATATCACACAAGGACGAACTAGTTGGTAGAGTTAACCATGTTATGAAAGTCATCAAAGAAAATGGCTTTACAAGTTACTCTACTGATGTTGATATTATAGAATGAAACACGACGATACACACGACGAGCTTGTAAAAACATATTTGAAATATTTTTCTGCTAGTGAATTATTTGAACGTAGGCCAAGTATTCGCAACAGCAGGTCGGCTCGTCGTGAATTGAGAAAACTTATTACACTAGCAAAGACAAGACAAGACGAAATTAGGCAAAAACATTTACAACATCTTGACGAATGGCGTGAAGAAAAAGGCACAGATCAAAATCGAGACTAGGCAAAAATCTATCTTATACATAATGTATGAGTTGGACATATCAAGGCAAACCTGTAGAATCTATTGATGACGAGTATGAAGGCTTTGTATATCTAATAACAAATCTCAAAACAAATCAAAAGTACGTAGGCAAAAAATTAGCAAAGTTTAAAACAACCAAGCCACCACTTAAAGGCAAAAAGAACAAACGTCGAGGCTACAAAGAAAGCGATTGGCGTGAATACTGGGGCAGCTCAGATAGGCTGAATGCAGACGTACAACAACTAGGCGAAGAAAATTTTTCTCGTGAAATACTTTATTTTTGCAAAAGCAGAGCAGAAATGAGTTACATTGAAGCACGAGAACAATTTGATAGGCGTGTATTAGAAACAGACGAATACTACAACGGTATCATCAATGTAAGAGTTGGTGGTTCAGACAAGTTACGCCAGGCACTACTAGAACATAACAAGGCAAAATAACTGACACTGTTTGATCGGGGCTGCTCGATCCTCCAAAATTCTGCGTGAAAGATCGCCGATGGTGTGGAGCGTCAGCGTGTAGAAGCATACGATAGGCTGAAAAGATTGTGGCTCTGAGAAAAAGCAACCACATAGGTAAGTGATTTCGCTTGTTAGGGATTAACTGCCTTCCGTTGATAAGACGAAGCTAGAATAGGGGGATACAGGTCAACCGCCTCCGCTTATAGTTTACAAACTATAAAATTTCTTTTAACAAGATGGCTGAAGCAACTCGAATAATGCTCAAAAGCTACCTTCGCCCGGCAACGGGCGAATTATGACTTCACAATCTGAATAATACTAAAAGCATATGCATTCGCATATGCCTTACTAATACTATAATCACAAACAGATAATTCGTGTTGAGTGTTAACGAAAACACAAATGAGCTTTAGCTCATTTCAACTAAATACATTAACAAAGTAATGGATATCACTGAACAATGAAACTTCTTGAAGTAATTTCTTATAAAAACACAGAAAACAAAATTGATGAAGAAATAGTAGTTACTCCTTCAGGTACTGGGCGTGATCGTGTGTTTAATATTGTAGATACTGATAGTGGTCAGGTTCTTGGATCTAATCCTATAAGAGGTAGTGCTGATAGAGAAGCTGAACGTCTACGAGCTTCACGCACACCTAGTTCTCCTTCTAGCAATGACACTGCTCAACCTAGAGTTCAAAGAGAAAGATCAAGTCGAGCAGCTAGTATAGCAAGTGAACGTACTTTGTTATTCCATTCTAACGATGGTTCTCAAACTAGAGCATTGAGATTTGAAAATCCTGCTAATGCACAAGAAGCACTAAGTCGTTATAATGGTAGTGATCCTGATTTCGATGTTGATGCATGGGAAAGAGATACAACTCAACGCTACGGTAGTAGTGTTAGACCATACAATGGTAGAAATAGAGTTCTTAACTATGCAAACAGAGTTGGTATAGAACGAGACATTGATAGAGAACGTTTGCTAAACAGACCAAGATGGCAACGTGTTATGACTGGATTTTGGTTTAGAACACTTGAAAGAGCCGGTATTGCTGTAATTACTGTTCTTTCTGTTATGGCAGTTATTGAAGAAATCGAGGCTGATGTTGAAAGCGGCGAGTTATCTAGAGAAGAAGGTCAAGAAGCAATTAACATGGCTTGTTCAGCAGGCTTGGCAACATTTATTTTAGATCTTATGGTTGTGTTTGCAAGTGCTAGAGTTATTTCAGTTTTAAGAAAAATTAGAATTGCATGGAGAGCAGCCGCAGCAGTACAAGTTGCAGCATCGCCGGCTACGTTAGGTGGTACTTTAGTTACTGGTGCATTAACATTTGTATTAGGCGAAATTGGTTTTTGGGCATTACGAGCTTTAATACAAAGCACAGGTGTTCAAAGAGCAATTGCAGAAGCAATGGCCAACAGTGTGTTTGCTGAAATATTTAATTTTGCAGGCAGTGTTATATTTGGTACTGCACAAGGATTACGCACTATTGTTGGCGGTTTAATGGGCGGCGGCCCTGCAATCAGCGATGCATTCTTCCAAGAAAGTCCTGCCGAAGCACCAACAGGATTAGCAAGTGCTGCAACACAATGGGCAAGAGAAACATTTGCATTTACATTATTTGGTAAAAGAGCAAAGCGTCTTGTTCCTTACACAACTGTTGGTGCAAGACAAGCACAGGTATTTGAAGTATTAGGCATTGATCCAAATACTACTCCTGAAGAAACAACAACAGCACCAACAACACCGCAACAAACCAACCCTGGCAGAGGTGATGGCAGAGCAGAAGTTGAAAGACGCAGACAAGATAACAATGGACAACCAGCTGCAACAATCGGCGGCCAGGAACTTAGTCAAGCTGAATTAAATGCTGCAAGAGAAGTAGCTGGTGGTGCTGTTGATGCTGTTCCTGCACAACCAACAGCACCAAGAGGTAACCCAAGTGGTGCATCTAGTTGGGAAGACATGACTCCTGAAGATTTTCGAGCAATGGCTGCAAGTGGAAACTTTGGCGGTTAAATCAAAGGCATTTTTGCATTTTTAGTATTTTCAATATTGCCTTTGATAATATTGTTAAGCATTTCAGCATCACCAACATCGGTATCATAAAATAGAGTTTCAAAAGAAACTCCACCACGCATGTACCAAGTCAATCGATAAAAATTTTCTTTGTGTTGTTTAATTCTATTTTCGAAATCCTTGGCTAGTGCTTCAATTTCATGATCTTCCTGGAACACTAGCCTCGCCCGAAAAAATCTGATTGGTCCACTCTAATAATCACGGAGTTCTCAGCACCACAACCGCATTGTACTTTTTCCGGAGGTATTCTCCAAACTTCAGATTGGGTATCTATATGTTTTTTAATTTTCTTAAAATAACTTAGATCTGCTTCTTGAATAAATTCTAAAATTTCTGCAGGGTTAGTTTCAATTTCACCATCTACTTCGATTGATTTAATATGTTCAAAAATAATTTGTACATTTAAATTAGAAATTTCAGTTAATATTTTATCTGTTTCTTTGTTTCTTTGATCTTCATCTGTTATCTTTGGAATTTGAATTTGCAAAGTACGTTGTAATGCAATCAAACGTTTTTGTATTTCTGTCCATAGTTTGTAAGTCAATGGTTCAACATTTACAACTAATCCATCTTCGACAAAAATTTTATCTTTGAATTCTAAAGTATTGTAAAAGTCAATGTATTTCTGAATAGGAATATCATAGGAGTTTTGCTCTCCGCATTTTTTACAAACATTTGAAACTGACAAGTTTTCTCCATAACTTGAAAGTCGAATTGCAAGTAATATTGCATCAATATCTATAGTAACTACTTTCCAAGGATCAAGAATACTAGGAATACAACTTCTAATATTGTTTGCAGTTGCTTCTCCGTTGATTAATGCATCAGGAGTTCTATAAAGTATTTCATCGTTGGCTGTCATACTAAACACTGGAATATCAGTTGATGTGTTATCATCAAGTGTGCCATCTTTGTAAAACTTGCCTTTACTGGGCAAATTTATATAAATTTTAGGTTGACGTTTAAATTTTTTAAGAGGACTTTCTCGATGTTCCATTGCTTTTTTCCTATAGATAAATAGTATATATACCTATTTAGTGCGTACTTTTTTAAAGGAATTTGATTTTGGCAGGTGAAGATCTCGGTTTATTTGGCAGACAGTTAAACATTGCTTCCGGCGGCTTAGGGCTGTTTAGAAGTGCAGTTTCTGATGCAGCTCAGAGTGCAGTTGGCATTGCTGGTAACTTGTTATCCGGCAGTATGGCTCTTACTGACTACAGCGATGCACTTGTTACTAACACAAAGTTGTTTGGAGTACTTGGTGACACTATCAAGGGTTTAACAAAATTTGCCGAAGCAAGTTTAGAAGAATATCAAAGTTTAACAGGAATTGGTGCAACGTTTGGTAAAGAAATGGTCGAAATAAAAATGACCGCAGCCGAACTTGGTATGACTGTTGAAGATATGACCAAAATGTTCCAAAACAACATGAGTTCCTTGTCAAACTTTGGCGGCACTACAGATGCAGCAGTACAATCGTTTAGAGCATTTAGTAAAAGTGTTTTAGATAGCGACCTTGGTACTAACATGCGTAGAATGGGTTATACTGTTAGCGACATCAACGAACTGTTGTTAGCACAAGGAGAATTAATTCAGTCTGATCCAATGGGACGAGCTGCTGGTAGAAATCAAGATGTATCTGCTGAAGCAGCAATGCGTCTTGCTACTGAAATGGACAGGCTATCAAAACTAACTGGTAAACAACGTTCTGAAATACAAGATCAAATGCTTGCTGATAGACGCAGAGGTGATTTACAATTCTATCTACAAGGTAAAAGTGCAGATGAGCAAGAAGCATTTAACAATACACTAGCTAACATTCGTACTACAATGGGCGACGATGCTGCGGATGCATTTATTGACATGGCAATTCGTGGTGCTCCTGTTACTGAAGCAACACAACAGGCATTCTTAGCAATGGGTGCCGAAGGTCAAGCTGCAATGAGTGATCTAATTGGACAATTAGAAAGCGGTGCAAGTTTTGATCAAGTAAGCGGTTCGTTATCAAACTTCCAAGGTAGTGTTGTTGATTATATGAACAGTCAGGAAGCAGCTAACATTGGTATGCTTGGCGGCATGAATGCAACAAGTAGTGCATTTGGCAGTATGAAAGAACAACTGTATGATTTTGAAAACAGAATCAATGCAAGTGCTCAAGCAGGCGAAACAGCAACACAGACTATTAATAGATTGAATGGCGAGATTGCTGCACAACAAGAAACACAATTAGAGTCAGCAGAAAACAACATCATTGACAGTACAATTGCTATGCAGGAGCAAATTCGTCAAACTGTTATGGAAGTGCAACGCCAGGCACTTGAACGCCTAGAAGATATGGGTGTACAAGCAATTAATACTGTAAGAGATACAATTGGCGATAACATAGAACAAATTTCAGGTTTTGTTAACAATGCAATTGACGGATTATTAACTGTAGGCGAAAGTGCAGTTAATAATGGTGCTCAAGGTGCAATTCAAGAATTAATGAATCAGCTAATGGGCGGAGGTGCTGGTGCATTATCAGATGAAGAAGTTGCAGCAGAACTTGGCGGAATTAGTGAAGCTGTTGCAGGTGTTTCACCACCGATTGTTGAAGCAGTTAATGGTGCAAATGAAGATCGTGCAGCCGATGAAATTGTCACTCAAGAACAAGTTGATACTGCAAATCAAAGTTTATCAGAAGCAGTAACTCAGCGTCAAGAAGCAGAAGCAGCACTATCAGAATTAACTAACAGACAAACAGAATTAGTACAACAAGGACAGTTTGAAAGAGCTTCAGATTTACAAACTGAAATTAACGTAGCAGAAGCAGAAGCAACTAGGGCAGCAGAAGCAGCAGAAGCAACTAGACGTGTTGCTGAAAGTTTAAGTCATATGCAACGTACTGGTAACGTTAGAGGATTTGCAAGCGGCGGTAGATTAGGTGCTGGCGAACTAGGTATGGTTGGCGAAATGGGTCCTGAATTTGTTACTGGTCCAATGAATGTGCTTGATACTATAAGTTCTAGAAATGTTATGGGACTAATTCAAGCAACACAATCAATTGGATCTAACTTTGCAAGACAAGCTCAAGATAGCACAGCAATGCAGCAGAATATGATAAGTACAAGTGGTGATATGAAAGATGTTGTCAGCAGTTTACAAAACAGTTTTGGTAATATGAATGGATTATTATCAAGACTTGTTGATATTCAAGTTGGTGCAGCAGACTCACAGAGAAGAACAATGAAAGCAACTAGAGGCTTAGGCGGGAATTTATTAAAAGGTGTTAACGCATGACGTGGAAAAAGTATTTTACTCCTGTACCAACAGGAAATAATCCAAACGGAAGTTATAGTCCGTTTTCTCAACGTGGTACAGGTAATATAGGGCCCGCCGCTGCTAATTATAGTTCTCACCTGCCTGATGTTTATGTAGGATCACCAAATCGTATTGAACGTTACAATCAATACAACACAATGGACAGCGACAGCGAAGTGAATGCTGCACTTGATATTCTTGCTGAGTTTTGTACACAAATGAATGTGCAAAATGACACACACTTTAAATTAGACTTTAACAAAGAAGCAACTAATGTAGAAATAAAAATCATTGGTGAATATCTAAAACAATGGTGTAGATTAAATGAATTTGAAACACGTATGTTTAGAATTATTCGTAATTCATTTAAGTATGGCGATCAATTCTTTGTACGTGACCCAGAAACACAAAAGTGGTTTCATGTAGATCCTAGCCAAGTTACAAAAATTATTGTTAACGAAAGCGAAGGTAAAAAACCTGAGCAATATGTTATTAAAAATTTAAATTTTGCGTTTGATGTGTTGAGTGCAACACCATTAAACACAACTAACAGTTACGGCCCAGGCGGAACTAACGGATATCAACAAGTAACAAATCAATTTGGTACTGGCGGTAACAGTACTCCGTCAGGAAATACAAATCGTTTTGAACGTACAGAAGGCGAAACTTTTGTAGATGCTGAACATGTTATTCATTTAAGCATGAGCGAAGGTTTAGACAACAACTATCCTTTTGGAAACAGTTTACTTGAGAGTATATTCAAAGTATACAAACAAAAAGAATTATTAGAAGATGCGATTATCATTTATAGAGTTCAGCGAGCTCCTGAAAGACGTGTTTTTTACGTTGATGTGGGTAATATGCCTAGCCACCTTGCTATGCAGTTTGTAGAAC